GACGAATAAAACCGCCTTTGCGAAAACGGAGTAAGGCTTGACTTGTACTATCTACAAAGTCATCGTGGTCTGAGTTTGGAAAGGCTGCTAATTCTTCTATCACTTCTTCTGCCCATCTTTTAGGTGGCGCCCATACTTTGCCAGATGCAAATAAGTCTGTAATAGCGTTTACCCGCACAATCTTATCATTACCCCTTGTCGGCGTAAACTCTTGTACAGAAATCCCCATTGCTCGCAATTCATAAATAAGTGGCGCACCAGATGCTTTAGCTTCAACGATAAACGAATCTGGCTCCCACTCTTTATAATACCTCATGGCAATTTCTTTTAACTCAGGAAATTCCATGCGCTTCTTAAATGCGTCTAATAAGATGATATTTGGGTCTTCGGGATTCTCATTGGGATAAAAAACTCCCCAAGTTGTACATGCCGAATAGTCAGCGCGTTCGGATTTAGAAAATGCCGTATCCCAACTTTGTAAAATATATACACAATTTGGCGGCTCTTCTTTTTCCCATGATTGCCACCACTCTCTTTTAACAAGCGCCCCCTCTTCTGAGGTTGGGCTTTGCTGATACTGGGCATTCCATTTTGCCGCAGGAAGTTCATCTCTTAACGCAGATAATTCTTCATAGCTCCAGAACTCAGGCCATAAGGGATTGCCAGAAGGAAGTATCGCGGGAAACTCAATTAACTCCCAAGTCTCTCCGTCTCGCTCCATTGAACTTTGAAGTATCCGCCCAGTCAAGTCTTTCTTTGACCAACGCGTCATTACAATAACAATCGCCCCGCCCGGTTGCAACCGCTGCCGTGGGCCAGACGTATACCATTCATAAACTTGGTCAAAGACCTCTGAATTACTTTGGGCTAACTTAGCCTCTTGCTCTGAATGGGGATCATCAATAATCAAAAGATCAGCGCCTTTACCCGTCACCGTGCCTCCAACCCCAATAGCAAAGTATTCTCCATTATGATTTGTACTCCATCTTCCTGCCGCTTTTGAATCAGACCTCAAACCCACATTTGGAAACACTTTTGCGTATTGCTCACTATCTACTAAGTTACGAACCTTCCTGCCAAAGCCAACTGCCAAATCTGCCGTGTTTGACGATTGAATAACTTTCTTATTGGGATACTTGCCAAGAAACCATGAGGGAAGAAGATAAGACTCAAACTCAGACTTTGTGTGGCGCGGCGGCATATTAATAATTAACCGTTTCAATCTTCCTTCGGCAATGTCTTCAAACTTCTTTGCCATAACCTTATGATGCCGACCATTTACAAACCCCGGCCACATCTCATGTACATACGGCATAAACCCCTTCTGAGCGCGTTCCCTCTTTAACGAGTTCTCATACTCAGACAACATTGCCATAAACCCTTCTTGCTCACCCGCAGGTAAACTTTCTATAGCTTTTGTTATTTCTTCTAAATTCATAAATTCCTAAACTTCATCCAAGCAGGTCGCACGCTTCTATCTCTATGAGGAGTCCTCTTACAAGCACCTTCCTCGCATAATCGCAGAATCATCCTATGTACATTAGCTCTACTCTTATCTCCAGTAATACTCATTATGTCATCTATAGAAGGACCAAACCCAAACTTCTTCCACCATTCCTCAATCACCATATATATCTCTTTCTGTCTTTCAGTCATATCAACCTCTAAATTTTATAAAAATATATATACCCATTTTTCATTCTAAAACATAAGGGGGGGTTTCCATATCTTCAATTTGACACCAGACCCCGTAATTTCTGACACTTTTTCCCACTTTCTATAAATCCGTACTTAAACGGTTTAAGTACCAAATAATTTATATATATATATCAATGACTTACATATCTAAGGATTTGTTAGGTAAAGTAAATTCGCCACTTTCGTTGCAATTTGGATGTTCGAGAGGAATGAATTCTGGATTGGATTGTTTGAGTGGAATGGAATTTTCTGATGTTATTTTGAGTGGAATAGTATGTATAGGCGCACACACGCTCGCACCGGCGTTTGCGGGGGGTGGGGAGGTGGTGGGGTCTGGCACTCTGGCAATTTCTGCAAGTAGCGAGTCCGCATCATCTACGGGCGTTATGTCTGTTGCCTGTCCAGTGATCGTGCGCAATTGCTCTATTAGCTTGGCGCGTATGTCAGAGGATTGATGCACCACTAAGGTTTCCTTACGGTCGATGAACAATCCTATCTCCGCCACGCTACCCAATAGCTTCAGGCATGCCACACGCTGAGCGGGAGGGAAGTCCTCGTCTAATACGTGCTTGGTTAGTTGGCTCACGACTAACGCCCTCAATTGAGTAGGGGTTTGGTATTCCTTATACGCTTCTGCCACTTTGAACGCCTCGACCGCTGCCGAGATTCTATCGTCTGTAGATAATCGACTCGCGTTACTTCCTACCGTCTTAGGTCTACCCTGACTCTTGTACACCTTACGGTAAGCGTCTGCCTGTGTACTCTTACCTAGCGCCAACTCCTTTGCAAAGGCTATCTGTTTAGCTGTGAGTGTTGGCGCTGTACCTTGTGCCCCTACGAGAATTTGACTCATAGGTATCGTATCTAATCCCTTAGCTATTTGATCTCTTGTTAACTTTGCCATGTTTGGATTACGCGCTTTTAACTTTTACTGGTTGACTCTTGCGGCACTGTTTCACGTGAAACAATCCGCCCTAGATTGTCAGACCGACAAGGTATACGCGCAGACTATACCGAGAATTTATCCACTGTGCAAATATACAGCGCGATTAAACCGATTATAAGCACCCGCCACGCTGTTTAACCCTGTCTTGATACCTAGACAAGGGACAAAAACACGCTGAAATTTTACATGTTTCACGTGAAACAACACCTACTGAATTAGGGTTTTCCCTATTAGGGTTTTTAGTTCTTTGTATTGATGAAAACCGAGCGCAGAATATCGTTAATGCAATAAATCAATAAATACTAACCATGTTAAGGAGTAAGCACCATGAGCAACACACAACCCTACAACTTTGACCAAGACCTAAGCACCGAACGCTACACAGTACAGATCGACACAGCCGCGCAGTATGGTTACTTTCAGAATAACAACACCGGAACCGAAGGCGGGCTTTGGTTTGCTGACAATACCTTGATTGACTATGACGGGGTTTTCGAATTACCCAAAGAAGTACACACCGCCCTTACTAACGCAGGTTACGACTTAAGCGAGATTTAAATTATGAGCATATACACCCCTCGCGGCATGATGCAAATGGTTTACACAGACCAATCAGCCCCCGCTATGCACGACAAATTCTATTGCGCAAGGGTCAGCCACCATCATTACTGGTTTAACACCTATGCCGATCTAATGGACTTTATGCAGCACAGCCCAGAGTATGACCACCGCATGACCGTTAGCCACCCCACTAAATTTCAGGAGTAACAACCATGAACGCTTCAGAACTCTACACCACAGCACGCGCAGCCGGACTACTGGCAGCACACGCCGCACAAGTAACGCCAATGATTATCCAACAACACGCCAACATGCTAGACGATAGCAGCCCTGTAGTTAAGCAATACTTTGTGAGTGATGGGGTTTGTGGCTTTGCTTCCGTGATTGTGCGAAACATTAAATTCGCTAACCAATTAAAAAAGATGGGTATCGGTCGAAAGAATTACGGGACTGGATGGTCTATTAGTGTGAGCGACTTTAATCAAAGCTTGACTAGAAAAGAAGCATACGCGCACGCCTTCGCTAAGGTTTTAAACGATAACGGCATCACCGCCTACACCGATTCCCGAATGGACTAACCCAACAGACCGGACTAAATCCGGTCTACTTACTGGACACAATCAAATGAATATCACGCTTGAAGTCAGAAACCACTACGGCACGCAATACATTTACCCTATTTGCGAGACCGCCGCCAAGCTTACCGCCCTCACAGGCAAAAAGACGTTGAGCCACAATGACATTAAAAAAATTATCAGCTTGGGTTATGTAATTCAAGTACAGCAACCACGGGTGACACTATGAGCGCACGCCATTACCTAATTATTTTCGGCTTGCTCTTAATTATCCTTTCGTTATTTACTAGGGGTTAAGCATGACACGCAAAGACTATGAAATTATCGCCCGTACTTTCCGCGCTTACACAGACGCAGACAAGGCAGGGGAAGCCACGCAACAAGCAACGACAGGGCATTACAAGTACACGCAATCAGACACAGACCGCGCACGCGCTAGTCGTTTGCTATTACTAGCCAACACACTTGCAAACAGCATGAAACAAGACAACCCGAATTTCAATCGCGACACATTTTTAAAGGCATGCGGATTATGAACAACTATTCGAAATGGACATGCGCCGCATGCGGTCGCGTGAAATGCAACTGTTTTAATCAACTATTCAAAGGGTCACAATGAAAAATTACCTACGCCGCCGATACTACTGGCATCATCGCTTGATAGCCGACACCTGCGCCGCTTTGCTTATGGCGTGCGCCCTTATCCTTTTCCTTTTCCTGTGAGCCGCCCCATGACAACCGCTTATGACATTATGCACGTGTGCCACAACGCCAACCACGCGATTGACATGGCAGC